CGCCACTCACCCTTTTTATTAATGCGAGCAACATAGATTGTGCCACCTTGAGTAATGGACTTGTCTAGCCCAAGAACACATGCTGTCTCGGCATGATGCGTAGCTTTGCCCACGCTGGGATCTCTGAAGCGTTGACCAAAAGAGGTGTAGTTTCCACTGTTGGAAGAAATGTTTAAAACAGAGCCGCCTCGGATGAGGGTCGCTCCGTGTCTAAACCTCTTGTATCCAGATTGTTCAGCAGCCCTCGCTGCCACTCTCAAGCCTCGCATGTCCTTGCACATTCAGTGATCCCACTAATCGATAAAAAAGCCTTCGACTATGTTTCCATTATACACAATCGAAGGCTTTTTGTCAAGAAGAAAATTAACTTTATTTCTGAGCTTCGGCTGGAGCCTCGCCATCAATGTCATAAAAATCTTCTGCGTTTCCCTGCCGCTGATCAAACTTCAAGACAACTTCCTCATCCATGATTTCCAAGACACGGTTTCTAAATTTTTCAGATTGCATCTTTTCCATCCACCGACCGGGCTGAAACTTCTCAGAAGTTCCATCAGAATAGTTCAAGGTGTACCATGCGCCAGATGACACAAAATGTTCCGAACCTTTTACCGCCTCAAACCAACTTTCCTCGTCCTGAATCCCTACTTTACCGCCCCATAAAATTTTAAAAGCGCACTGCCTTCCGGCTGTGCCAAAGCGTGACTTTTCAAGCTTTACCTTGACCTCGGAACCAACACGGAAACCTCGTTCATCTGTAATAAACGATGCCTTTGCCTTGCGTCCGGTAAGCCACACACGCAAACTATATGTATAGTGCATAGCCTTGCCACCCGGTGTAAAATACGGAGTAGTCATTGCTTCTGCTACGTTGCTTGTAATGTTTGTTTTCAACTGGTTGAGCACAAGGAGTGTTGCCTCTGCGTTTGCAATGGGCTGCACCAACTTAGCCATACCTTTTGAAAGAATTCTCGGCTTTACCGCCATCGAACTCAAGGGGTTATAATCCCCTGCAATATCAGTATTGCTTGGAGTCAAAGCAAGGCTGTCCCAAATAAACAAAACCTTGTTATTGGATTGAGAAATAATATCTTCAATTGTCTCCAACACAAATTCAACCGACGATGCCTGAACATAGAGAATGTCTTCGGCATTGCACCCTGCCGCAGTCAAGAAATTAGAATCAATCGCCGACTCTGCATCGAAATATACAACATCAATACCCATCTTCTGAGCGTTTGCTGCCACCTGTGCTGCCATATAAGACTTGCCCGTTGACTCAAGTCCTGCAATTTCAGAAATTTTACCGACTGGTATCCCTGCCAGCTTGCCTCTACAGATAATACTATCCAACCAGCGAGAGCCAGTTGGGATAAACTCTTTTACGTCTGTAGGGTTGTCTTCAACAAGATTGTATGCAACACTTTGCCCATGCTTCTTGTTGATCATCTTCCGCATGTCTGCGATAGAGAGCTTCCCTGCTCCACCATTGTCTTTCTTTTTTGCCATTATGCCACCCTAGAATAAAATTTAAAAAAATGGGACACCTGATAACCCTGTGCCCCCCTGTGGGACTTACTTAGCTTTTATTTAGTTTGAACAAACTCATAAAGCTTTTCAGCCACCGTCAAAACGTCTTCTGTCGCATAAGGGTTGATGGGCTTGCGTTTATAAGCCTCATCATTCTCTGCAAGAAAGTGTTCATTAGTTTCTTGTCGCACAATGCGACTCTCTAGAATTCCGATTGCCATTCCTAGCAAGTCGGTGCGTAGTTCATACGCATTTTTATTGTCATTACTCATAATATACCTCCCGTGTATGTGTGTGTTGAGTAACACATTAAAGTGAGACACCTGATAACCCTGTGCCCCCCTGTGGGATTGCTCTAAACCCTAGCCAAGCAATTCATTAAAAGCACTTTCAACAGAATTCGTTTCCGTTGTGGTGTTTGTGCTACCAGTGTACTTAACGGTTTCAGAAGAATTATCCTCTGCATTGTCGCTAGACAAATATTCATCAAGCATTGACTGGACCTGTTCAGCAGACTTCCGCTCAAAGAGCGAATCAAAATCTGGAACAGTTTCCAACAACTTTGCACATTCCTCATCAGAAATGTCTGGGCAAATTGTTGAAGCTCGGCGGTGTGGGGTCAAGCGAGTGACCGGAAACGCCGCACCTGCTGGCTTCCCATACTGTAGAGTAAGGTCGGTGCCTTCCTGTGGGTCTGTAATATCCCCATACTCAGGATTGAGAACAAGGTTAAGAAGCTGTTCGTAAACCTGCTTCCCAAAGCCCCAAACACGGACGCCCTGATTCTCCTCACCACGCACAATGACGGGTGCAAAAAATCGCTGACGTGCATTTAGAGACTTTGCCATCTTAATGCTCTCGTCAGTTCCTTCCGAATAGAGGGAACGAATGAAATCATTAAGCGGATCGTCCTCGCCAAAGTTCTTCTTCGGTGAGAGGAACCCTGCATTCTGCCCCAAGTTGTAGTGAAACCAATACTCCTTGAAGGGATCGCCATCGGCGGTGGGAACAATTCGAATCGTCTGTTCCCCGTCCTGTGGTCGCCAAAAATTACTCTTGCCTCGACCACCATTTTGAAGCCTACCAAGCTTCTCTCGCATCTTCTTTAGATCAATACCCATTTTACTTTTCTCCTTTTTAAGTTGGGTTAATTACCCTTGAGTATACACAGCAAATTTTCCGTGCATCTGTTTATTATTCTAACCCACTTTTGGGTTATTGTTAAGAGAAATATTCAGAAAATCTGAATTTTCTTTCTCTACGGTTGTCGGGTCGCCGACCGTCGTGTTCCAATTGAAAACTCGGAAGTCACTGGTGTCAACGTCCCACACAAGCTCCCGACCTTCGCCGAGATTACGCTTGTTTCCTGTCCCGGTGAGCTTACTATTAAGAAAAGCTTCCGGTAACTCATTGAGGCGAACAAAATTCATTGTCCGTTCATCCCCGTTCTTCTTTACAAAAGTACCTGTATATACCTTCATGTTCATTTACCACTCCTTTGTTATGGTTCTACTAATATAACCTATTCTGAATCATTTGTCAAGAACTTTTTTATTTTTTCTTCATCTTGAGGCTCGTCTGTAAAAGCCTGAAAATAAACATAGTTCTCATCATACTTCGTTTCATTAATTTGAAACGAGATCTTTACGTCTTCTTTCTCCGCTTTCTCTCTCATGCTCGCCTTCAGCTTACTAAAATACGAGCCGTCCAATAACGACTTCTCATTGATACCCATATAATACACCTTTTCTCTCACGTTGTTAAGAGGAAAAAGCATTTTTTCTTCACCAGTCTCCGGGTTGATGACTCCAAAAGAATTAATTCGATGGTGTGTCTCTGTCTCGCTCATATTTTCAAATACAGCCTCAGTGTTCGTAAACACATTCACCATGTGAACCGTACTAACCAACACTTCATTCAGCTTGTCATAGTACCCACGAACTGGCACATCACCTAGAACAGATTCCACGCAAGGATTGTAAATTAAAGAGACACTGTTCAAAAGACCCGACCGAGCATACTCTTGGAGCACAAAAAAAGTAATTCTATTTAAAATATATTTCTTGCCACCCAGCAAGCCAATATCGGGGGTAATGTAGAGAACATTAATATTGCAGTGCTTGATCTTCTCCAACACTTGTAGTGATGAGCCAGCGATTTTGCCACCACCTGCCATAACGAATGTAATGTTCGTGTCCTCATCGAAGCTTGAGAAAAACTCAGAAAGATCGGGACACCCTTTTTCATATTCCTCCGAGGAGGGAAAATCTGGCATCTTATAAAGCCCGTTTTCTGGGTCGTGCTCCAAGTCTGTATCAATTTTATATATCTTATACTGTGGGTGTTTAGAAAATTCTTCAGCAACACTACACCCGGCAGATCCTAAGCCTACAACTACGTCCATTTATCAATCTCCCTCATATCACCAAAGTTTTTCCCTACCCGCATGTTTGTTTTGAATTTGCCCAACTCTGTGTTAGAGAAAATATCTACAAGCTCTGGTACAATATAGCAGTCTTCTTTCTTCATGTCAAGAACTAAATTGTCATGAATACAAAAAGAAATAAATGAGTCCATGTCACTCAACCTATCAAACACGGCAACCATCCTACGCAATAATGTATCGCTTGTCGTGCTCTGGATAATATAGTTCAAAGCATGGTGATCGTCCGATGGAATCTTTCTGTTAAAAAAGGTTGTCACTTGTTCGCCATTGTAGTACCTTTGTACCACAGTCTCTCTATCATAGATACCTTCACACAACTTGTCTTGACTCTCCGGGTTGTACAGCCAAGCAAATACTCTTTTTTTGGCTTCTTCCCTATCACCCTCTTTAAAAATATTTCTGATGTTCCACTCGTGCAAATCTTCTGAGGGTTGTTCGTTACAAGACAATGCCAACAGTGTTCTCAACTCAGCAGCATTAAAATCAAGCTCAACAAAATAATCATTTCTAGGTTCAATCACACATCGAAACTCTTTGCTCATATTATGTATGGGAAAACTCGACTTCTGAGTTGTAAGCCTTCCCGTCTTGGTTCCGAACAAATTATATTTAACGTATTGCTCGGTGCCCCTAAACTTTCTCCAAAAATTCCTAACATACGGCTTGGATAGAGAACTGCTGAGGTTCCCCAGCTTCAAATTCAGTGAACGGCTCTCAATGTCAGAAAGAACTTTCCCAAGAGACACCATGAAATCGTAATTCTCTGGCTTCTCGTATGTCTCAAAAACATGTTCACAGATCTGATTCTTAATTTCGCAAAATTCCATCAAATATCGCTCTGGAACTAAATCATAAAAACAATGTTCATCTAGAGAAACTTTTGATTCCGAAAAGGAGCGAAGAAAAGACCGCATTCTCATGGAAACATTAGTCCACCTTGGTCGCAACGCCTCTGGGCATACCTCGTCAAGACTCTTGCCGCCACAATACACATGGGCGTACTCTACGGTAGCATCCTTGATGTGTGGAGAAAAGCCCCACGTCTTAGACAGCCCAGATGGAGCCTCATCATAGTAGATTTTACCACCAGCATAATAGCCAGTACAATGCTTCTTGTCATCCAATGTCTGAAAGATCATCTATCACCTGTAGCGAAACTTTGGTCTAATTTTGTTTCGTGATAATAATATAACATCAGTTTGATCTTTTGTCAAGTGTTTTTTTCCAAAAAGTTCTTTTGCTCGTTTCTCCGAACAGGGGTTGATGTTTTTGTGGAGGTATTTCATTGCCGTATTTTTTCCCTTGAGTCGCATAAGATCTCTCGCCTTGTAGACGACCATATCATAGCGAGCCTGACCCCAATCTTTCTTCGTTTCGATTGCCCGAACGTATGTGTACAGTTTTATAAAAAAGTGATCGGAGTATTTCTCAAATAATTCTTCCTCTGTGTACACCTCTCTCTGAATTAAGTCAAGCTTCGTCGGATTCAAACTATTTGAACCAGCCTCAACCACCTGTACCACCGGATTCGCTTTCACATAATCATTATACCATCCCCACAGGAAATGTTTAAAATTTTCTAACTCGTGTTCGTATCCTTTGTAGTAATACTCATAGATGGTTTCCTTATCCTTGCCGTACTTCTTCATGTACCGCTTCATACCCCTAGATTCCATGTCAGCAACAACCCGCCAAGGTGCGTTCTTGTCAAGAATAAATCCATGTCTTGCTGCCGCCGTTTTAAAAAAATTAAAATTCCTGTCTTGTAGGAAAGTAGCCTTCAGAGAGTCAAGATCATGTGGTGCCTCCGCAAGCTCAATCATAAGACCGCTAACGTGTGGCGTACACTTCTTGGAAAGAAAATAACCCTCTCTGGTCCAAGGAATCCGCTTTGCGTTCATCTCGACAAAGACAAGCCACACATCAAGGAAGCCCTCAAAGTCAACAATTTTGTGATCCAACTTTGAGTTCATAAATTTTCCAGAAAAATTCTCATACAGGGTAGAGTTGTAATTCCCATAAAGTTTGTGTGGGCTAGTCCAGCCGTGCTTTGGTTTAATATCCCCATAGAGCGAACCCTCTGGGTCCACATCACCACGAGATACAGCCTTTTGCATGTAAGAAATTAAATCTTTCCACGCATCTGCGACTGGGGCTAACAATAAAATTGTCTTGTCGTTGTTTGAGACTTGTTTCAAAAAGTTCTCTGAAACAAACACTGGTTCTCCTTTGGTATTCACCCTTCCGAAGAAATTAAATTTATACCATAGGTCAAAACCACCCTCTTTAAAAATAAGAGAATCATACAGATCTCGCCAATAAAAAGACCCCCAAGCGTTTGACTTGTTGGAACCCTTTGGTTCACGAATATCATTAATATCTGTAACGTCTTTAAATTTCATATTATGTTGCCGCCGTTGGAATTGTTGTTGGTGTATCTTCATCATCATCGTCATCATCACAATC